GCACCTGCTGCATGCCGCTCGCCCAGACCGAGTAGACGTCGACCAGGCGGATGAGGTTGGCCACCATGACGTCGGGGACGAGCGCACCGCCGGCAGCGTTGCTTGACTCGGACATGGTCCGAACCTCGACGCCGTGGTCATCGCACCACTGGCGAGCGTGGGCGTCGTTGCAGTACGCGGCCTTGATCCACTGGCCGACCGTGTGGGCCTCTTCCTGGCTCTTGAACGCCCGGAGCTTGCCGCGGAACGGCACGGCCTCGATGCGGGCCCGCTCGGTCTTGGGAGCGGAGGGAGCCGGGGTGCAGCGATCAACCACGCTGCGGAGGTTCTTCTGCGACTCGGCGACGGCCTGTTCGAAGCTGAGCTTCTTGGTCACGTCGTCGGCCCGACGCATGAGCCCCTCGAGCTCGAGGTCGCGGGCCGCAACCGCGTCGGCATCGGCGCACTCCATGGCACGCACAGCCTCGATCCGGTTGCTGGTCTCAGCGGCCTCGTCGGTCAGCTTCTTGATGGCGTCCATGGTCGGTATCTCCGGGGGTGCGGTAGCGCGCCGCGTGTCGATGCCCGGAGACTAGGACCGGCTGGCAGGCCCCTTGAAGAAACGCAGGGCCGAATGTGTTGTGCTGACAACGCAGCGGGCTCTAGCTCCGCAGCGAGGGCAGCGGACGTACCGCAGCTGCTCCGCGCCGCAAGCACGGCTGGAGCGTGTCCGCATCGTCTCGCCGCACTGGCAACGGGGGCGGTCAGCCACGCATGGCACTCCTGAGCCGAAGGAGAGCTGCCACTGCACCCTCGACGGCCGTAGATCGCTTCACCAGCCCACACGCCGGGGCCGGCTCTTGGGCAGACAGCCACGCTTGGTACGACCGCATCGCCACGCCGGCCGTGGTCGACGGATAGGCGGGCACCAGCACCGGGCCCACGTCGTACAGGCCAGAGACCTCGCGGATCTGCCGGACGGCCCCGCCCTTTTCGTCGGTGACGAACTGCTCGCCGCGCGTGTCGACCGTGAACGCGAACGACGAGCCCCGCACGTCACGCCGCTGGATCAGCTCGAGCACGTCGGCTCGGCTTACGGGGGGCGTCACGACGTACCGCAGGCCCTTGTCATCGCTGGAGAGCTCCAGCGTGCCGCTCGATGCCCGGCCCAGCACAATGTTGCTGTCGTGATTGAACAGCGCCACCACGTCCTGGCGGCCCCGCTCGCGGCCGAGGATCCGGTCAAAGGCTCCCGGCAGGATCATCTCCCGAAAACCGCCCAGATCGAGCGACAGGCGGTTGTAGACCGCAGCGTAGCCAACGATGGCGGCACGCCCGTCAGCCCGCGTCTCGATCTGCAGGTCGTCGTCGGCCTCAACGGCCAAGTCGCGGCGTTCAATGTCCATGGTCATGCTCCGTTTTCGGTGTCTTCGGCCTGGTCCTCGGCGTCGTCGGCCGGCGATGACTCGACTTCTGCGACGGGCTGAACGGCAGGCTCGGGCATCGGCGGCGGTGCAGGGGGGCCGGCAATGGCCGCTTCGACCGTCTGCATGTTGAGCGGCACCAGCCGGAGCTTGCCGGCGTTTTCGGGCAGGGGCGTCATGCCGAGGTAGGCACGCGCCTCGTCGATGTCGTACACGCCGCGGTCGAGCATGGATGTGACGAACGCCGACTGCGCCGCCGAATCGCCACGCAGCAGACCGTTGACGTTGTGCTCAGCGAAGAAACGCTCGTCGTCTGCGATGAGGTCGCGGGAGATCGCGGCTTCCCAGCGTCGCAGGTGCGGCAGCAGGCAGTGCTGCACGAACTCCGTGCCCTGCACCTCGATGTTGGAAAAGGTGCTGCGGGTCAAGTCTTGGATCATGTGCGGGGGCATCCTGAACGCCCGGCAAATCTCGATGACTTGGTACTGCCGAGTCTCGAGATACTGCGCCGCTTCGTTGCTGCCGCTGAGTTCCTTGGCCTTCACGCCGTTGGGCAGTACCGCCGTGCGGAACGCCCGGTCGGCCCCGCGGTGCATCCGCTCCCATGAGTCTCGGAGGTTGGCCGCGGCCTCGGGCGGAATCGGGTTGTCGGATTCCAGCACCACGCCCGGCCGAGCACCGTTCCCGAAATACGACGAGCCGTGTTGCTCAAGGGCCCGTGCCAGGCCGATGGCATCGCGGCACACCGTCGTCGGCACAATGCCGTTGATGCCGTCGAGCGACAAGAACCGCAGGTGGAAAATCTGGTTCTGGAGATAGACCGTCTCCTTGCCGTAGCCGCCCGGCTCACGGTAGCGATACCGCAACGAGCCATCCTCGACACGCTCGACGACCATGTTGGCGGGGTGCAGCGGCCGCAACTCGGCCACAGCACCGACGCGGGAATTGCCGATGATCTCGGCAAACGACTGCCCGTAGAGCAGGTAAAGGGCGGTCATCTGCTCGCGGAACTCCATCGCTGTCTGCCAGCCGTTCGGCTGCGTGTGCAGGAGCCGGTAGAGCGGGTTTCGCTCGGCACGAACGCGGTCACTGCCCTGGCGTTCGAACACGTGCAGCGGCAGGCTGGCCACGCTCTCGGAGATGACACGGACGCACGCCAGGAACGCCGAGCACTGCATCGCCGTGTCTTGCGTGACGCGAACGCCGGCTGGAGTCTTGTTGTCGGGATACCAATCGATCCCGCGAAGGTCGATCATCCGCCAATCACGCGACTCGGAGACAGTGCTGGTGTCGGTGTGGCTCATAGGATGATCATGTCCCAGTTTTGTTCAGCGGGCCTGGCCGTGTTCGCCGCGTGCAACCCGAGGCCCATGACCAAGGCGACGATGCCGTCGATTCGCTCTGTGCTCTTGGCCTTGCTGGGCTTGATGTTCTGCTGGTGGTCGCTCTGCACGGCCACGTTGGATGCCATCCAGTCCATCACCGGGCTCTGGCAGCGGATGCGCTCGGACAGCACGAGGTTCTCAAACTGCTTGGCGGGGCTCGACATTGAGCCGTAGCCCTGCCCAAAACCTACGATTTGCAGGCCATCCCCTTGAAGTTGGCTGGCTAGCTGGGTGGCGTTCCAGCGGTCGATGGCGATCTGACGAATGTTGAACTTCTGCGACAGTTCGACGATGTCCCTGCGGATCACGTCGTAGTCGGTCACATTGCCATCGGTGGCACGAATGTGGCCGTTGCGAATCCACCCGAGGTAGTCAATCTTGTCTCTCGTTGCACGCTCGGCAGCGTTGGCCGATGGCACCCAGAAGTAGGGCATGACATCAAACGTGCCGTCTTCGTCCTGGCTGACCATGACAAACGCGGAAAGATCGTAGGTTGTGGCCAGATCGAGCCCGGCAAACCACTCCCTTTTCTCAAGGCCCGGCCTCAGCGGTTGCGAGCATTTCGCCCACGCTCCGGGCGAGATCCAGCGGACATCGGAGGTGGTCCAGACGTTGAGCCGGTACCGAAGGAACGAATTGAGCTTGGACGGGCTTGCCTCGGCCTCGCGGGCATCGGCCGCGAAAGACTCGACAGTGATCGTCTCGCCAAGGCTCGGGTTGGCCTGGTGCCAGACTCGCTCCTCCTTCCACGTGCCGTCAGATCCGCACTCAGCAGGTGCTGCGTAAATGCAGCCGAAGAACGCTGGATCGGTGGCCGGATCCGCGATGCAACGCTCGGCGTAGGCGTGCTGCTCCCAGCAAATGCTCTTGCGGTCGTATCCGGCCGTGGTGATCGACAACAGAAGCGGCTGCCGGCGAGCCGCACCGCCGTAGCGGAGGGCATCCCAAAGCCGCCGGTCGCGCTGCGCGTGGAGCTCGTCGAAAAGGAGGGCGTGGATGTTGAGCCCCTCGGCACGGAATGCATCGGCCGACAGCACCCGGTAGAACGAGTTGCTAGCCTTGTGAACGATGGTCTTGCGGCTGTCGATCACCTCGAGGTGCTTGGACAGGGCAGGGGATGCACGCACCATCGACGCTGCCTCTCGGTAGATGATGCCTGCTTGCTCGCGGTCGCAGGCGGCACCGTACACCTCGGCCCCTGGTTCGGAGTCGAACATCGTCATGTACAGGGCGATGCCAGCTAGGGTTGTCGACTTGCCCTGCTTCTTCGGCAGTTCGATGTAGCCAACGCGGTGCTGTCGCGTGCCGTCCGGGTTAATGCGGCCGAAAAGCTCACGCATCACGTGATGCTGCCAGGGCAGAAGAGTGAACGGCTTGCCAGCGTTCTGCCCCTTGCTGTGTCGCAGGATCTTTTCGAAGAACGCGACCACACGCTGGTACTTGCC